AGAGATAGGAAATCAAAACGAATGATAGATAAATCTGGACCTTTCCATGATCCTCAGTTCGAAAACGCTTTAAAGAAACTATCTTTACAATTAGGTGTTGTTACGCCTTCCCAAGTGGGTTTGGATTTACCAGAGAAATTGGACTCGGAAACAACGCCAATGGAATTAAAGTCGAAAAAGCCATCAACGAAGTTGGCTAACGATTCGAAAGAATCGTTGCCTGGAGTACCGGGAGAAGGAAGACCCAAATTATCTAAAGATACAGAGAAACGAAAAGAGAGAACTTTCAAACCCCAAACCGGAGCAAAAATTACAATCTGGGCAGCGGAAGCTCAAGATGAAATCGCGGAAATAATTAATCCAATTATGCTGAGTTTTTACAGCAAGAAAAATTTGAGAAGTTTATCCAAGGCAGAACACAAAGAATTAGACAAATTGAAAACCCAGATATTATTCTCAGTCAAGCCAGAATCCAAGATAAATAAAGATTTAGTTCAGACAACACTTGCACAAATAAATAATAAACCAAATACCGAAATGTACAAAAAATTCAATGATTGGCTGAAAGATGTCAGACATCAAGTAGGCAAAGAATTAACTTCAGAATCTTTAAAATATATAAAATCTTCTTTTTACTCTTTGGTGTATGAACACGTATATCCACAAAAGGTACGATAAAATATGAATAATCTAAAAATTTATGATGTTGAAATTGCTGATGGCATAGCAGACGTTATTAAGAGTAATGCGTCTATTTCTTATGCTGCTCAGGCAGTACCTTGTTCTAAGGACAGCATCTTTTCATCTTCCGAGAAAGAATATAAAACTTTAGCATCTTATAAAGATGAAGACTTATACTATGTTCAGTCCATACTGGTGACCTCTAATTGGAACAGAAATGACGATATTTTTGAGGGAAAAGAAATCTGGAGAGCAAAGAATACTCCAGAGGATAAACCCACTAATTTAGAGCATGATGAAAATACAATCATTGGCCATATTATTTCTAACTGGCCAATTACTGAAGAAGGTATGTTGATTGATAAAGATACTCCTGAGGATAACTTACCCAAAAAGTATCATATATTAACTGGCTCAGTAATTTATAGAGCTTTTTCAGATCCTAAATTAAAATTAAGAGCAGAACAATTAATACATGAGATTGAAAATGGCGAAAAATATGTTAGTATGGAATGTATGTTTAGTGGCTTTGATTATGGTCTTTTAAACAAACAGACTAATGCTTACGAGATTTTGCCCCGTAGTGAAACTACTGCTTATTTGACTAAACATCTTAGAGCATATGGAGGTACGGGAGAACACGAGGATTACAAAATTGGTAGAGTTTTAAGACAAATAGTATTTAGCGGTAAAGGATTTGTGGCCAAACCTGCCAATCCAGAAAGCGTTATACTGACAATGAAGACAGAATCTGCAGATAATGAATTAAAAAATATTAACAATTTTACAGAATTAGGTGTAACTACACTTAAGTCAAGCTTTAACTCGGAGGTTGAACCCATGAACTTAGATAAAGACGTATCAGAAATTAAAAATCAGATTGAAAGCATTGCTAAGTCTTCTGAATCTATCCAAGATAGTTTCAGCAAGACCGCTTCAGATCTAGAAAAACAGTACTCTGAATTATCCGAAGCTCTTACTGCAAGCAAATCTGATTCTGAAGCCAAGGCTGATCAGATCTCTAAGCTTGATGAAGAGTTAAAGGCTAAGTCAGAAGAAACTGAAACTAAGAATACTGAACTTAGTACTGCTTTAGAGACTATCGCTTCTCATGAAGAAACGATCAAAGCTCACGAAGAAAAAATTGCATCATTAACAGAATCTATTGCCAGTTCTGATTCTATCATCGCTGAATACAAGATGAAAGAAGAAGAGATGGAGAAAAAAGAGAAGTTAATGAAAAGAAAAGCTCAATTGTTAGAGTCTGGAGTCGATGCTGATTCCGCTGAAGCTACTCTTGAGAAATTTGAATCACTCGACGATGAAACTTTTGATGCCATGACTGAAGTTTTGGCTGGTATGAAGCCTGTTAAAAAAGAAGAGGCGATGGATCCAAACAAAATGAAAAAGATGGTAAACAAAGACGAAGAAGCTGAAAGTAAATCACCACGCAAGATGAGTCCTGCTATAGGTGAAGAAACTGAAGCTACATCAGAAGAACAAGAAGCAGAAGAATCAGAAGAAACATCTGCTGAGATTCTTGACAGTGTCGAAGTTGAAGAAGAAGTAAATCTCAGTGTAGGTGAAGAAGCTGAAGATTCAGTAGAAAGCACTCGCGCTGCTCTTGTTGATTTTGTTAATTCCAGACTCAGTACAAAAAACTAACTTTTTAAAGGGAGAAATACACATGGCTCTTAAACCAGATAGAATTGAATCTCACACAGACATCTCTTTCTTCATGAATGCAGTTGCTGAGCGAGGTGGTGTTGCTGTTGCAGCTACTGGCGCAGCAAATAGTAATACTGGCGCATCTATGGATGACGCTGGTGCTAGTGTTGAATATGCTGTTGACCCTAGCGGTAGAGCACCTATTGGTGTCTTACTTAATGACGTTAAAGATTACGATCTTACCAAACAGCACATTAATTGGTACAAAGACGAAGTACAAAAGGGTGGTAAAGTCACCTTGCTTCGCCAAGGTCAAGTTACTACAGATGCTATTGCTTCTGTGACTCCAAAAGCTGGTGAAACAGCTTATGTTGCCGCAAATGGTAATCTTAGTAATGCACAAGCCACTGGTGCTTCTGCAGTTGGTATGTTTTTAAGTGGTAAAGATTCCGACGGCTACGCCAAAGTAGACATCAACATTTCTTGAAACTAACAAAGGGAGAACAAATAATGGCAGATACTTTCAAACCAACACCAGAAATCACAGATCTTCTGGTCAAGTCTGGATCAGCAGACAGAGAAGTTGCTTTAGCAGCAAACAAAGAGTTTGCAAAAGCTTTAGAGCTTCCACTTAGACAAGGTCTTATGAGTGGCAACATTCTAGACAATATTTTTGAGTCAGTTCAGCTAGCTCCTGGAGCTACTCCTGAATTTCCTCTTGATTTCCTTGCACCTGGCACCGAAAGAGATTTCGTTGCTTACACTATTCCTAATCATGGATATATTCCAGAGCGTCACGTCGAAAGTGATTACGTCATGGTTCCAACTTATGACGTAGGAGCTTCAATCGACTACCTCTTAAAGTATGCTCGTGATGCTAGATGGGACGTAGTTGGTCGTGCTATGGAAGTCCTCGAAGGTTCTTTTGTTAAGAAGATGAATGACGATGGATGGCATACTCTTCTTGCTGCTGGTGTTGACCGTAACATCGTTGTCTTTGACAGTGATGCTGCTGCTAACCAGTTCACAAAGAGACTTGTTAGCCTTATGAAAACCGTCATGCGTCGTAATGGTGGTGGTAACAGTTCTTCAGCTAATAGAGGCGCTCTTACTGATCTCTATGTTTCTCCAGAAGCTATGGAAGACATCAGAAATTGGGGTGTCGATATTGTTGATGAAGTCACTAGAAGAGAGATTTATACAGCTGCTGATGGCGCTGTTAACAGAATCTTTGGTGTTAATCTCCATGACAGAGATGAGCTTGGTGTTGGCCAAGAATATCAAAACTTCTATGGTGGCGCTGATGCCTTAAATCAAACTGTTCCTGGTAGCAAATCTGAAATTGTTGTGGGTCTGGACCTACGCAAAAGAGATAGCTTTATCATGCCAGTTCGACAAGAAGTTCAAATCTTCGAAGACGATAGCTTACATCGTCAAAAGAGAGCAGGCTTCTACGGATGGGCAGAACTTGGTTTTGCTGTTCTAGACAACAGAAGAGTTCTTCTTGGTGCTGTCTAATTTCTGGCGATATCTTTATCACTAATAGAAAGCCGCCTCTCGCTGGGGCGGCTTTTTTTATTAAATTATTGCGGTAGAAGTATAAGTATACTAAGGTGTATACTATTATATCCACAGGCCTTTTGATGAAAGATATGCCATATGAGCGCTGGTAACTATGACTTTAAAATAGA